CTGTCGCGTAGAAGACTTGCTCACCCTTCTTACCCCCGTAGGTACGTTGCATTGAAGACATGATTTTTTTACCCTTATCCGTTAAAGGCATCAGAACTCTCCCTTCTTCATTGCGTCCGAAAGCTTCGTGGCCCTCGAACCTACCTGTTTCGCCCAGCGGGAATCGAGCATCTCGACGGATGCGATATCGAACCGTTGTTCGTGAATCGCACTCCACATCTTCTTAAATTTACAGAGGCGTGGCACACCCATATTGAAGGCCATGTCCATCAAGATAAGCTGACGTACTGCGTCTAACTCTTCGACGCACGGGTGCATCCGGCACAGTTCGTCCTCGACAATCTTAATGTCGTTCATGGCAAGATAACGTGCATCCGCTTCCGTGATACCGTGTTCGTACACGATAGCCATCGACGGAATGTCCATGTAATCGAGTTCTTCTTTACTGATTCCTCGGTCTTTCAAATTTCGCCCGATTCCAATGGTGTCGATGCCGAGAGTGTCTTGGTATACGGTGAGGACCATGCCCTCGTGGGCAATCAATTTATCTAGAAAATGTGATGTGTTGTACTTCATTTCTTTGTTTCTCCGCCCATCCAAATGCCAAACGCACCGGTCATAGCACCCATCACAACGCTTACAAAGGCGGATTGTGATGCTGTTGGGGCGTCCAAGTTCATAAACCACTCTGCACAACGCCACGACATCAAGGTCATTATCAGCATCATGGAGCGAGGAAGAAGTTTCCACTGTGAAATTCGTTCGAATGTCAGTTCAGCCATAATACGCCTTGGGTTTATCTCGTTTGTTGAGGTTCTTCTTGTGCCGTCCGGGACGACGGAGTTTCTTTTTTGCCGTGAAGGCACCTTTTACTTTTGAAGCCATTATTTTTTACCAAAGAATTTTGTAGCTGAACGTACGCCAAAAGAAGCCGCAACGATGACTCCGACGGAATACTGGTACCACTCCGGCATAGCTTCGAGTTGGGCGAATCCATTGGACACAACTCCTTCCATACCGGGAATGAATGCAAGAACAAGAGGCACAGAAAACAGTATTACGAGCCACTCGTCTTTCCACGAAGATTGACTGCCCTTGATAGCTTCCAAGTCCCAGTCAATTTCGCCGGTAGCTTTCTTTTCCATGATGGTAGCTTCGGCTTTTGCCTTGGCAACCTTGGCACCAGTTTCAGCTTTGGTCTTTTCGACCTTCCCTTCAAGCCACGTGCCCGCAAGCTGCGAGATAGGGCCAATCAGTGCGCCTAACATTTCCACCTCTTCCGAGCCTGTCTAAGGCGGCTGTTCGGGTTCTTTGCTGCTTTGGGGAACTTTTTCATTTGACCGGCAGAGCGGGCACAAAACGACTTACGACGCTTTGCATCTTTGCTGCCCTTCTTCACCTCTCCGGTGACTGCCGTCTTGAGTTTGGAACCGGGGTTCTTGCGACGATACGCTTTGACCCCGGCCTCCGTCATACCCGCACCCTTCTTGGTGGGGCGAAAGTTTTTCTTGTTGCGGGCTGGCATTTTATCGGCTTTGCGGGCCATCAGCTTACGCCTTTACGAGCTTGTAGCCTTTTGATTTGGCTGCAGAACGAATGGCTGCGAGGGTCATAGCACCCTTCTTTGCTGCCTTAGCTGGGGCCTTCTTCTTGCCACCAGTAGCACCGCCCTTTGCATAGCCTTTTGACTTCATAGCCATACGACCACCACGAGCCATGCCCTTGGACTTCATTTTGCCACCTTTGGCCATGCCCTTACTCTTCATCATCTTTTTCATCGTCACTCTCCGCGTAGAGGTTGTTGAATACCCGCGACGTGTCACTCACGTAATTCGGGTCTTGTTTAGAATGATGTACCCACTGACTCGGTGTGAAATCGGGGGCACCTTCGCCTGTCACAAACCACGCTGGGTTAGTGACCCGTACTCTGTTGTTCGGCAAGGCAACGATGTTACCTGTCCACTCTCCGGCGTCTAGAAGCTCGAGTACGTGACTTTGCTTGTGCTGCGCTGGATCGTCTGCCACCTCACTGTCCGTGTAATCTACAGTGAAGTAATACTTAGCCGGATAAAATTCTCCGTCTATCTTTGCCAACCACGGACAGGGAGTGCCTCTATTCAAGACAAACACTGAATGATGATGCGATTGACAGTCCCACGGCTGTGCCAAATACGTCGGCATAGGCTGGGGCCATTCGTCTAAAGGGGTGTCGCCTACAAGGGCTGTGAGAGGCATACGCGCCCACATAGCACCCCCGTGGACATTTTCTTCTTCGTCGTATCCCGTAAACATGACTTGAAAAGACATGGTACGCATGGGCAGGGTAGTTACCCCAATTACCATTGCGTGTAAGAATTCACCGTGATACCTGTCGTGGCCTGTGGTATATTCACGTCGTACCCAAGCTTTAAAGTACGGGATATTACTTGTTATGTAGTTCATCAGGAACGCTCCTAGTGGGTTTACCCCGGCAGGGGATTCCTGCTTTTATCACAAAATAAAAGAAGTGTCAAGGGGGAGTTACAACGCTCCCCCCTGACAAGTTGGTTAGGCGAATGCGGCTGCAGTTTCACCTGCACCCAGTTCTACCATCAGAGCGAACACGCGAACCTTGCCAGCAAAGTCAGCAGTGTCGGCCGAGAGGTCGATGGTGTCAGCGGCGGTATACAGCTTCGGAGTAGCACTCATCTCTACGCCGTTAGCAGTGTTACCGTCGAGGTCCGAAACCCACAGGTCGTCGTCAGTGTCACCCAAATCGATGAGCGAACCTGCGCCACCTGCAGTAAGGATTTCAACACCAGCCATCAGGACCAAAGTGTTGGCATTCATCTCGATTGCCTGAACAACGTCCGTACCAGCAACGATGTTGGTGGTGGAGAAGTCAAGGACAACCTCGACGAGTTGCGGCTTGAGGCCCACAGGGACGCCAGCAACGGCGTTAGTTACAGTGTAAGTAGCCATTATCTAATCTCCCTACTAGTCGAGGCTAACAATGCCGCGAACGATGGCTTCCGGACGCAGAACTTTGCGACCGAAGACATGCAGACCACGAACGATGTCAGAGAAGGTTTCAGTTGAACGGACTACTTCGGTCTTCGCGATGTGCGAAGCAGTAGCCGTGGAGGACATGTGACCGCCGAGAATCACGTTCTCGGAGCCGTCCGTTGCGAGGCCCGACAGAGTTACTTGATCCGTACCCGCGTTCGAGACGAGGGCGGTGGACTTGTAGCACTGGAAGCCAGCGATGTTGCCCAGCGACACAAGGCCGTTACGCAGCGGGGAAGTCGCATCGCCAGTAACCTGTACTTCTGCGAACTTCGCACCAGCCGAGAACAGGTGCTTGTAGAAAGCCGGAGGAGCAACGAACCAACGGTTCTCTTCCGGAACCGACTGGTTGTCGAGGGCTTCTGCCATTGCCAGCATGGTGTTGATGGCAGTGTCGCCCGGGGTGGTTGCGCCACCGATGTCGAGGGCAGAACCGAGAGTACCGATGCCGGAGACAGTGGCGGTTTCGGCACCCGACTCACCGGTCAGACCGGCGTTGGTTGCCATTGCGTCGAGGACGACAGCGTCGTACTTACGCTTCAGCGAGTATGCACCCGAAGAAGTGGCAAGTGCCTCGAAGTTGACGTGAGACTGACGCTCTTCAATGTCGTCAATCTTGAATGCAAAGGCGTTCGCTTGATCAACGACCATAGTGGTCTGATCGTCAGCGAGGTCTTGCGGGTTTACCACCGAGCCACGAGCGTAGCTAGAAACGGTGATGGTTGGTTCTTTGATGATACGAACGGTATCACCGAAGTTCTCGATTTCGCCAGCGTAATCAGTATTCGTGATGTCTTCTGCAACCGAAGCGCGACGAAAGAACTTGAGAACTTTTTGACTAAAAATTTCCGGTGTAAAGTTACCGGAAGGCAGGTTGTTGTAACCTGATGCGCTGTCAAAAGCCATTGGTCTTTCCTTCCTTGGAGGTTAGGTTAGTTGTTGTAGTCGATCCGGCCTTCTGCTCGTGCTGCATCGAGTTCGGCTTCCGCCTTTTCGAATTCCCACGGCTTCATTTTGCCGATTTCCGAAGCTTTCCAAACTCGCTTGTTGCCGGAGTTAGCCATTACTTCTTTGGAAGCAGGTGTTGATACAGCCATCGCTGCGTCATCTTTTTTCCGGGTTCGTGCGGGTTTTTTGGTCAAGCCCGTGTCCGCTTTGTAAAGATCAACCACCCTAGATGCCCACTTTGCGTCTGTAGCGTTGTTGTAAACGCCGTCAGAAATGGACTTGGGCTGACCTTCGAGCCACTGAGAAAACTCACTGCTTCCCTTTAGCTCATCAAAGTCGGGATGAATTCTCAGCAATTCTTGATACGCTTTTTGCTTTTCAAGAGCTTTTTCACGATCTCGAATAGTGCTGAGTTCTTCCTCAAGAGTCTTCATACGTGCTTCGGATTGCGTTGAAGAGATCTTGTGGATCGCGTTATATACGTCGGGATAACGTTCCTTAAAGCTTTCCAAGTCTAGTCCCGATTCTTGATCGGGGGCGGGAGTAGAGCTAGTAGTCATCAAACGAGACACGTAGTCATCTTCTTTTTCCTGCCACTCTTTAAGCTTCTTGTCGTAATGACGCTTAAGGTCGTCGTAACGCTTCTTGTATTCCGGGGAATCTTGTTCCGCTTTTTGCGGTGCAAAAGAACCTTCTGTTTCTTGAGGAGTGGCCGTTTCACTGGTGTCCTCTTTTTGGGCTTCTTGAGCCTCTAGCTCTTCTTGATTTTCCTCTGAATCTTCGTCGTCGTAGACTTCCTCACGATATTTTCCTTTGTAAAGACCTTGATCGTTTACGGTTCCGAAATTATCGTTGGGCTTGTTTGCGCGGTGTCCGCGTACTCTTTTTGCCATTTTGCTTACCTCACTAGCGGGGCCACTTGGCTGTGGGTAGCCGCTCCGGTTGTGCTGGGGCCGCGTGAAAATGCGGGTAGCCAGCGAATGTCTACCTTCCACTGTATCTACCGGGGAATTCTAAGTTCACGTTGTAGAACTGATGTCCGCCGATTGTAGTGTAGGGTTCCATATAATTTCTTTCGTCCATAAAGCCGCCGCCTTTTGATCCCGGCTTCTTGTAGTATAGGACACTGAGTGGGATAGCTGGCTCTCTGCCATCTGCGCCTTCGCCGCCCAGTCTAGGATTCATGTCAATTACGTTGTCTGCAGCACTGTAAATTTTATCCAACGCTGCCTGTGCGCCACCGCCCATAACTTCTGTAAGGCGGTTCTTGACACTCGTAGGTTCTAGCCCGTCAAACTGAAACATCTTTGATCCGCTGCCGCGCCCCTTGCTGCGCTGCTTTAGAACATCTGCAATGCTTGAGACATCATCAAAGTCCGGATCGTTTGTGTTCATTCTGTTTACTGCCACCTGCCCAACAGCTTCCATGCTTTTTAGCGGATCAGCGAGGGCTGTAGTTTCAGTTAGCATCAGCAAGGCTAATTTGCCCTTATCAGAAAGGTTATCGATAAGATTTTCTACGTCTGCGCGTACATGCCGACCCTTTTTGCCTAAGTATCCCCGAAACAGTGTAATATCATTTTCCGGAATCTCTGCTTGCATACGCGGAGCATCGCCTACGTCGGGTATTTCACCGGGCTGATCCATAAAACTTTGTACTTCATCCCCTTCTGCGTAACCTACCCGTCCGCCCTTTGCAGCCTTTTGGATTTTCTTTTCAGTTTTGGGGATGCCGCGATCATTGATTTTACGCAGACGGTCCCTGCCAATTACATCTGCCAGTTCGGGAGAGATATAGACTTCGCCTTCTGATATTTCGATATCGGTAGCTTCGCGATCATCTGCAGCTTCTTTGCCCGATCCCCTGACGTAATCTTCTGCGTCTTTGATCATACTGGCTACGTCCTGTTCTCCCGCCAGCTTCACTGCTTCGGCGTTAAGGACCATGCCCTCTTCTTTGGCAATCATAGGCTTATCGTCAGCAACGGACTTTTCGTCACTCACTTCTGAGGGCGGACGCTCTATAAACCCGGACTCATTCCCAGCGGCTTCGAGAAGTTCATTGCCAGTAATCATAGGCTCTTCGCCCTCGGGTGCGCCGCGAACAAAACCGTCTTCTTCGGGAATTTCGCCACCCGCTTGCATACCAATACGACCGCCCAATCTAAAGTCTGCCGCTTCACCCTCAAAGCTGCTAGTGTCTGTGCCCGTAGCACCCC